ATACTGATGTTCCACCTACAGCTTTAAATTTTACAGTTACTGAAGTAGTTCCAGCCGATAAATCTAGTGCTGTGTTAGCTACATCATCAGTTAAAGTTAATATAATTAACGGTAACTCATCTCCTTTAACTAATTTTATTACATCCGACATAGCTTACCTCGTTAAAATCTTTGGGATTGAACTCTCATTGAAGCCCTACCCGCACCTAAATTAGCTCTGGCTCTACGTTCTTGCAATTTAAATATAAACTGCTTTGCATGATACGAAGCTAATTCTCTATCACTCCAACTTCTATCTGGTAACACCAGTAAATGTTGTAGTGCTCCATGCATAATAACATTTTCTAATTCATCTAAAACTGTTTTATCCATACCTGTTGATGTTCTTAAAGGCTTTAAGCATACAATCATTCTCATATCATACGTTTCAGTGTCATCAGGTATAGGTGCTACTGAAAAATGGTCAGGGTCTAATTGTGCTATATGCCTAGGTTTTGCTCTTGATGTAGTGGGTTGGTTAGGCCATTTAGGATATAAATCATATAATTTGTCTAATGTAACAGGTGTTAATCTTTCATCATTTACAGTAGCTGTAATAAACGCATGTACTTCAGCATCACTTGGACTTTCGTATGCATAGTCATGTGCACCTACAACTAAACGTATTCGTGGTTGTTCATACCTCCACGCAAGAGTACGTTCACACGTCTCAATCGCTGCATCACGAACGTATTGCTCTATGATTGGTGTAGGACACCCTGGAACACTAGGCGACAATCTGTTTACAATATCAAGAAATGTTCTAGTAGCCATTATGATAAATCCTCTTTTTGTAGTTGTTTGTTACTAAGTAATGCACCATCTTCAGTATCTGTAAGGAGTCTAGATTGAGCATTATATCCTAATGCATTTATCATTGACTTATAAAACATTGACGCTCTATTTGAATTAACATGCTCATTATCTACTGACTCAGCTAAAAATATAGTTCCATCAACTACTACTGGAAAATATGCATCCGATAATAAATCAACTGTTGTAGTCCCATCATAAGTCGGAGGGCTTTGTGAGTATTCAATATCTAATACTTGACCAGATGGAGCTTTAGGGTATATAAAAAATTTGTTTGCATTTCTTGTATGCCTCATCCAATTTACTGCTGCTGATGCAGTGTCATTCATCCATTGAGGATAAGACTGGTCTAACGATTCTCTATTTACTTCTATACATCCGTTACCACCGCTTACCGAAAAAACTTCCATAATACGCAATGAGTCGGTAGGTGCTGACTGTATAGCTTCGTTTGTTGTGCAAGTCATTGTTGATACTTTAGCAAACAAATCAGGTCTAAGCACTGCAATACGTCTTAAAGCTTGATTTGCAAATCCTAAAAGCACTGTATCAGAATATCTTTGCGGAGAATTTTCATCCTGTAACATTCGTCTAACTTCAGTAACTACATCGTTTAAAATCATTTTTTACTTTTACTCTTTTTTTCTACACTTCGTGTAACTTCTTCTTCTAATTCTACCTTAGATGTTTTTTTAACTGGAATGCTTTTTGTTTCTAGTTTAACTTTTGACTTACGACTTTTTTGTTCTTTAGTCATAAATTTTTCTGGAAACGCTTGTTCCTCAGTAACTTCTTCAGTTTTAGGGTTTTCGGCTAGTATTTCATTCCAACCATAAATTGTCCCATCAACCGTATTTCTTAACCATCTTCCTGCCATTTCTATCTCCTATGTTATAGTTGGGGGGCTAATACAAGAAAACCCCCCAACCGTTGCTATGTTTTATTATGAACAGTCAACAACAACTGCCCACACTTTAATTACAGCACTATCAGTTACAGCACCAGATACACCAATAAGCATATCAATAGTGTCTGCAGCTGCAAAGTAATGGCTTTGGTTATCGCCATCTAGCCCTGCACCGTTTGATGAAGTGGTTCCTGCTGAGTTAGCATCACCTCCATCAACAAACAAATCAACATCACCACCAGTTAAACCGATGTCAAATGTTGATGCCGCACCTTCTGCAGTTACTGTAGTTGCACCTACCGCTAACACTAAAGTGTTCGCTGGTATGTTAAGTACTTCGATAGAGTCTCCAGCCGCTAGTGCCGTAGCACCTGCTGTAGCTCTGTCTGCAGTTATGGTAGCGAAGTTTAAATTTACTTCCATGTAGCCGACTCTATTAATTCCTTGAGCAGGGTGTGCCGCGGAACCTTTATTAAAGCCATGCGTGTCTGTATATGCAGCCATGTTAGTCTCCTAAGTTAAACGGTAACAACACCGACGCATAAAGCTTCTGGTTTTACAACTTTGTATCCATAAACTTGTAGGCCTCTAATGATGTTCCCGAAAGTTGTTTCTGAACGAATTGTTTCCATATTTGTCATTTGTGACGCAAATGTAAACCCCATTTTGTGACCAGCAATAATGCTGAACTCACTTCCGTTCTTGTATAGGTTGTGACTTACATAGACTGTAAATCTATCTATCATTCCTAAACGACCATTTCTCAATGGAGATGAACCATCCCCAGTGATTGATGCATCTTTAAGGTCAGATAACTTAATGTGACCAGCCATCTTAGCAGGGATAACGATAAATCTATCGCTCTCTGGACAGTTAGCCTCATCAAGTACAGTACCCATATTAACTATTTGGTCAATAGCATTACTTTTAGTAATAGCTATAGGTGAACTAGCAACCCCAATATTAAGGTCAGCAGAAATTGCACCTGCAGTTGCTCCTTTGTTAGCAGCAGCTACATCAGTTAATAAGTCAGTCAATACTCTTTGGTCAATTTTAATCTTCATACGCTCTGAAGCGTCTTTAGACCATGTGTCCATAAGAGCAATGTCTGTTTGTACTTGGTCAACGTCGTCTTCAACACATGCGAAATACTCGCCTTTGTCGATTAGAAGTTGTAGTTTTGCTTTGTCAGGGTTTTCAACCGCAAGCGTTTGCCCCTTGACGTATGTTTTGATAGTAATCTCTGGTGTTGTACGGATATTGACCGTGTCTCCCATAGACCTTATATCTCCTTCGTAGTCAGTGTTTGAGATTGCTGCCAATACCGTAGCATCGTAGAAATTCTCAATCAACTTACCAGACCAAATCTCAGGTATAAAGTTTCCTGTATACGCTGGATTACCTGGTGATGTTCCAAAAGCCATAATAGCCTCCTAGTTTGTTAAATTACGCAATGCGACCTTCTTGCTGTGCAGCAAAAATGTCACGCTCTTTTTTTGCACGTTCATCTTCACGGCCTTTATATTTACCAAATCTAACATCCTCAAAAAATTTTGTAATGTCAGCTCTAGAATATGTTTTACCTTCACTAGCAGTAGGTTTTGTAGAACGTCCTCGTCCTGGTGCAACCTGTTTTGCTAATTCTGAATTAGAACTGCGGGTTTCACGAGCATCATTAGCATTACCAGTAGCCTGTTCATAAGTAGAAAAAAATTTAATCACTCTATTAACATCTAGTTTTTGCTGTGCATCCGCTAGATAGGTTTGGCGATTAATACCTGTTAGAGGGTCAACTTCAAGTAGCCACGACTGAAAGTCTTGATTACTATTAATTTCATTCCAATTAGGTACTTCTTGAGTTAACGTATTCCAAAATTGTTTTTCCTCAGTCGATTTTTGAGACTGCTGTACTTGTGGTACTACAGCCTGCAACTGTCTAAGGTTTTCTTCCAACTGATTTACACGAGCCAATTCTGGTGCAAATTCTTCTTTTGCTGCTTTACGCATAATATCTATAGAATCGCCATATTCTTTAACATCGTCTTCAGTAATTAAACTTTTAACTGGTGTTGGTTCAACGGCTTTTTCTTCTTTATTAATTGTTCCTAGCAAAGTTTCTAGTTGGGCTACACGGCTATTTAAATTTCTGTTCTCCGAATTTAATCGTGGAACATCATTATTATACATACCTTGTAACGTCCTGTACTTTTGTTCCCATTCATCTTTATTCTGTTTACTATCTGAAGTGCTGTGCTCATCAGCATCAGATTTGGTTGCTTGTTCTTCTACACTGTCGGAAGGTGTCGATGTTGTTTCTTCAACGGGTACTTCAGTCTCAGTCTCAGCTTTAGCTTCTGGTGCAACTTCTTCTACACTTTCTTCTTTAGCATTCTTCTCTGTTTCTCCATTGAGTTCCTTGTACAACGCTTGTACATCCTCAGATTGTTTTTGAACTTGCTTTGGTATTGCCATAATGTTTTCGCTCCTATTGGTGTGCGTTATTTAACAGCTGTCTCATGACTTTGCTGCATATTCTGGGGACTTTTTAATGAGTTCTACTAACTCGTTTAGAATTTGACACCGTCCCTGTGCAAGTGCCACATTCTGTGTAACATTTGGTAGCTGCTCCAACTCATGTTTACGCCATGCTTCTAACCATTTTACAATGTCAGTATGTTGGCGTTCAACAGTCGCTAGAGAATTAACAACTTTAAGGTCTGGTCTTATCATGACTTACTCCCAATGCTACGGTTGTTAACTGTGTTTCCATCCATTCCACCTTTTGGGCTACCATCTGGTTGAGTTGGTGTGCCGCTCTTCATCGGAGGCTGTTGGGCTTGTTGAGCCTCAACCTGCTGTTTCGCAGCCAACTCTTGCAGATAAGTACCTTTTTCCCTAGAAGGAACGATTTCATCCACAGGCATTTGCAAACTCTTAGCCACTTCTCGAAGTATCGAGGCACGGCCTTCTTTACCAACGATACCCATATCGATTTCATTGGCGGTTGCGTTAAGAAATTCTATTCTTCTGACGTTAACAGTTTCTTTAACTGCGAGATTAATTGCACCTTTTGGTAGTATCTCTACGTCACCTTTAATTGATTCATCTTCATCATATCGCATGTTATACACAAACTGCCTATGAATAATTGGTTTCATAACATCACTGTCAATATGCATAACTACTTGGCGTATACCTTTACCTGCAGACCCCATCAACATTGAAAGACCTGACGCTGTGCGTCCAGCTCCTTTAACATTTATGTCGCCTTGTAAATAAGACGGTATGCCTGAGTGGTCATCAGCTAGTTTAGCAAACCTATCGTACACACCCATTAATGTATTAGCATTATCATCGGGCTGTGTAAATCTTACAGCAGGAGAACTAGAACCTAGTGGGTCATTAGTTACTTGCCATATCTTCCATGGGTGCATTTGTGTAATGTCTTCATTAGGTGGAATCCTTTCAAGGTTAACTTCAACCTGTGGTCCACTTGATATGCCCATATTATTAACTAACGCACGGGCTGCGGCATTACACACACCTTGTAAATCTTCTATAATCTCTGGTATTCCTTTACCCCAGAACCCTCCTGGGTGTTTAATAAATGATGTCTTAGCATAAGGCTTTTCACCTAATGGGTCATAGTTAAGCACTGCTTTAATAACATAGTTACCTACAATCCAAACATTAGCATCGTATTCGCGGGCTTCATCTATTTCTTCGTTTTCATCTTCTAAGCCCCATTCTTTTAACATCTTACCACTTACTTTACCCCAGAACTCTAGAGCATCAAATATTTCAGTAGGTCTGTCAAACGCATGAAACTTTCTTTCCTCTTCATCTTTAGCTAACTCTACATCCTCGTTAATCCAAGATTGTCCATTACCTATATCTAATACTTTTCTAACTGCTTCTTCATCATATCCAGGGACACCAATTAAATCGGATAAGTCCATACGACTTAGTGGATGATGCTCGAATAAATACCCATCATTAATATTTGAAATCCCAGGTTCTGGATACATTCTAAATGGGTCAACACGTTCAAACTCTGGAGCTATAACTTCATCTGCTTCAACAACAGTTTTGCCTTCCTCATTTTGAGTGTAAGCTAATCTTCTTTGTCTACGAACTACAGGTCCTTTTATAAAAGCACATGGATATGTAACTAAATCTGTAATAAAATCATTAAACGATTCCGCCCAACCACCTTGTGCAAACTGGTCTGATATCTTTAACTTCATTCTTTTAGCTCTATCGTCAGCAGCTTGTAGTAATTTAAATCTATAATTTTGAGACACCATTTCTTTTAACTCAGCCATTTTATTAGCCGTTGGTGCTTGACCTTCTTCTTCAACAAGTTTAACTACTTCTGCGGCAAAAGCATTTTGCACTGCTTCTAAATGTTCGGGTGATAATTCTGGTATGGGTGTGGGTTGTATATCCCATGGAGGTGTGCCTGTGTCTAATAAAATATCTCTAAGCCAGCTTTCAGCGGCTCGGCACTTAACTTCTGTTATCATCATGTAGATATCAGAACCACCTTGTGCTTGTATTTGTGCAAGCTTATCAGCTTCATACTCGCCGTTCCTTTGTCTAAGACCTTTGAGCATTATATTTTCTATAGGTTTTTTAGCTTGTCTAGCAGCATCCCAACATTCACGCATATACGAAGCAAGCCCTAAAATGACTGCTTCATTCTGCCGTTCTTCCATGGCTTTATTAGCTTCTTCCTTTTCTTTCTTAACGAGCTCGTCGTTACCTATTACTTGTAATACCATAATTTATTTAGACTCTGGTTTTTTAATCGGTACGCCCATCATGTCTGTATATTTATTCGGATTCTTTTTAGAATCTTTTATTATTACAGTTACCTCTTCTTTAGAAGTATCTTCGTTTAAAAAATTTTGCATAGCTTTCATTGAAAGATTAGCTCTTTCTTCTGGTGTTATTACCAGTTTACCGTCTTCATATTTTTTAGTTTCGACAAGCCCACCATCTTTATAGCTTTTAACCATATAGTTCTTTGAGCCGTT